ATCGAGCAATTGGGAGATCTGTTCCATAGTGATCAGATTCATGCAACACAAACGGTTAGAGGGACACAACTAGATCACGCAAACATGCGTCAGGCATTCCATGATGCTGTGAAGTTGTTTGATCAGATTATTCCGCTGGCAATTGAATATAGCAATCGCGTCTCAATCAAGAGCGTGTTCGGTAACCATTCAGGTGATCTCGAATACGCTTTTCTTTATGCGCTGATAGATCGCTATCCACAAGTACACGTTGATCTCAATGACAGTAATCAGGCAACCGACTGGCGCTGTGCATACTTGCTAGGGCATGTTGGCATTATGCTCGCACACGGAGATGTAGCCAAGGACAAGCTGACAGGGCTTTTTCCATTTGAGTACAAAAGGATATTCAGTGTGGCAAAAACATACGAGCTTCACTCAGGCCACTATCATAGCGAGCGGTTTAAAGATGATCGTGGCATTATGTGGCGTCAGCTTGGAACGGCGAAACCAAATGATCCCTATGAGATTAAGAATGGCTTCACCACGGGCAAACATCTGCTGTATGCGTTCGTTTATGACGACACGCGATTGAGGTGTACTTATGAACTCAACTAATGCGATGAAGCGAGTCGGTTACGGATATGTAAGCCGCACAGAGCAATCAATCATTGAGAGATTATCGAGAGAAGAGAAACACATGAACGCAATCATTTACACAAAGCCACACTGTCAAAAGTGCCGATGGACAGTATTCAAGCTGTCACGAGTCATGCCAGTGCAAACCATCACAGCAGACGCAGACGACTACGAGCGGTTCCGCAAGCTAGGCTATCGTTCAATGCCAGTCGTAAAAATCTACAAAGCGGACGGCACACATGACGAATGGTGCGATTTGCAGGTTGACAAGATCAAACAATACACGGAAGACTAATAGCTCGTACAAACGTGGGAGGTGTGGTGATATGTAATGCGACTGACAGCAAAACAGAAGAAGTTCGTTGATTCTTATATTGCTGATAGCAATGCTACCAAAGCGGCACTAGAAGCAGGATACAGCAAAAGAACGGCTAGATTTGTTGGCGCAGAAAACCTAACAAAACCTAACATTAAAGCTGCCATCGATGAGCGCATGAAACGCATCGAGTCTGACAAGATTGCCAAGGCTGCTGAGGTGCTTCAATACTTCACCACAGTACTTCGTGGAGAGGCAAAAGAGACAATTATAGTTAGTACTCCAGACGGTGCAGATGCTGTTGAAAACGATCCAAGTATCAAAGACCGCATGGCAGCAGGACGCGAATTGTTAAAGCGTTACCCTGGTAATGATGAGCTGCTCAATGCTCAGCTAACGAAGATTATTACTGATATTGAGAAAACTAAGGCCGATGTTCGCAAGTCTAAAGCTGAGGCTGACATCATGGAAGCAAAAGCTAGCGCTTACCGCACTCCAGAAGGCCAATATGGAGGACTGAACAAGCTTTTAGCCGCAATTGATGAAAGCATTCCAAAGGACGGTGATGTCAATGACAACCCCGATTGATCAATTCAAAGGGAAACAGTTAGACATCATCAACTGGTGGCGCCGCTATCCAGACAAGCAGACAATCATTGCTGATGGTGCTGTGCGTTCCGGAAAGACGTTTGCGATGTCGATCAGCTATGTTCTGTGGAGCATGATTATGTTTGACCACGAGCAATTTGGCATTGCCGGCAAAACCATTGGATCATTGCGCCGAAATGTGATTAGGCCACTCAAACAAACGTTGCAACAAGTGGGATTCTCGGTTGTGGATCGGCGTTCAGAAAACATGCTGGAAATCAGCCTTGATGGAAGAACCAACCTCTACTATTTATTCGGCGGTAAAGATGAAAGCAGCCAAGATCTGATTCAAGGGATCACACTTGCCGGAATGTTCTTTGATGAAGCAGCTCTCATGCCACAGTCGTTTGTCAATCAAGCTACAGCGCGTGTTTCCGTTACTGGCGGCAAATACTGGTTCAATATGAACCCAGAGGGCCCGTATCACTGGTTCAAGACTGATTGGATTGATCAAGCAGACGATAAACGCGCATTGCGTCTCCACTTTGTGATGACGGACAATCCAAGCCTGAGCGATGAAGTTATTGACAGGTACGAACATATGTACTCAGGAGTGTTTTACCAGCGATATATTCTGGGACAATGGGTTCTGGCTGATGGAATTGTCTACGACAACTTCAATAAAGACGAGATGGTCAGCAATCCAAGCCAGCAGCCAAGCCGATACTATGTCAGTGTTGACTATGGCACACAGAACCCCACAGTTTTCTTACTTTGGGGTAAATGTGGGGCTGTTTGGTATTGCCTCAAAGAGTATTACTACGATGGACGGCATAGCAGCAGACAGAAGACAGATGATGAATACGCTCGGGATTTCAGCCAATTTGTCGGTGACATACGCTGTGAAGTGATTGTTGATCCATCAGCGGCTTCATTTATTACCAAATTGAGAGAACGCCGGTATCGAGTTATTAAAGCTGATAACGATGTGCTAAACGGCATTAGAGAAACGCAAACAGCTATGAACTCTGGTGAGATCAAGTTCACACCTGGGCTAACTAATCTGTTCAAAGAGTTCGCTTCTTATGTGTGGGATGACAAGGCCAGTCAAAAGGGTGAAGACAAAGTGGTCAAGGCACATGACCACGCAATGGACGCCATGAGGTATTTTGTCATGCAGGTAATCAAACGGAGAAATGCAGCTCATACGTTCAAGAACACAAGCAAATACTTCTAAGGAGGTGGCCATCATATTAACAGTTCAAGGGAAAGGCTCAATCACAGACGGAGATGTGTTTATTTTCCCGACTGATGAAGAGCTAACTGGCGATGACATCAATGCGTTTATTACCGCCAATGATGATCTAGCTAAAAACAAGTACCTTCCAGCAAAGAAAATGTACCTCGGTCAGCACCAGATTATTGATGATGCGAAAAAGGATCATGGGCCAGACAACCGTCTTGTTGGCAACTTGGCTCACTATATCGTGGATACCTACAACGGGTTTTACATTGGCATTCCACCGAAGATCACGCTCGACAACACACAGGACAATACTGTGCTGCAAGAGTGGAACGACACGAACAGCGTTCAGGACAAATTAAGCGAGATCAGCAAGCAAGCATCCATTTACGGACGGGCGCTTGCTTTTTTGTACCAAGACGAAGACAGCAAGACGTGTATTGCGTACAGCTCGCCTATCAATTCATTCCTCATCTATGATGACACGGTAGCACATAAAGCCGTTGCGTTTGTCATGTATTGGCATGATGATAACAACAATTTAACTGGCAAGGTGTATATGAAAGACGGAATATACGGCCTTGATATGGTTCGCTTTGAAGGGACAGACGGATTTAACCCATTTAACGAAGTGCCAGCTGTTGAGTTCTTCATGAACACCGAACGTCAAGGAATCTTTGAGAACGTTGATACGCTAATTGATGCACTAGACAAGGTACTAAGCCAGAAGGCGAACCAGAATGAGTATTTTGACAATGCGTACTTGGTTCTCAAAGGCCTGAAACTCGATGAGGACGATGACGGCAACCCCAAACTCGATCTTAATGGCAACCAGATTATCTATGCTCCAGACGCCGATTCTGCTCAAGGCGTAGCTGAATTTCTGACCAAACCTGATGGCGATGCCATTCAAGAGCACCTCATTGATCGCCTCATCAGCATGATCTATCAGATCAGCATGGTTGCAAACTTGAACGATGAAGCATTCAGCGGCAATAGTTCTGGCGTTGCATTGCAATACAAATTGCTACCAATGCGCAATCTAGCGGCCAATCAGGACCGTAAGTTTACTCAGTCACTCCGGGAGCTTTACAAGATCGCATTCAGTGTTGGGACAATCCTTCCAGAAAGTAAATCTGATGACTGGCAAAAGCTTAACTTCGCATTCACGCGAAATCTTCCGGAGAACATTACCGACGAAGCGGACGCGGCTTCTAAACTAAAAGGCCTCGTATCAGATCAGACTATGCTTAGCACCTTATCATTTGTCGATGATCCCAAGGCCGAAATGAAACGCATCGCTGATGAGACCGCCCAGAAAGCAAAAGACGCTGCTGCTAACAGTCCGTCAAGCCCGGACTTCCAGAAATTGCTGAATGGTGGTGGCAATGATGACAACAACGACTCAACAACAGATAGCGAGTAATTCTGCCTACTGGAGTAAGCGAACGGCCGCTGAGCGGAAATGGATTGTCGAGAACCTTAAGAACGACGAGGCGTTCAATGCCCGAATTAAGGAATATTTTGACAAAGCCCTAACCAACGTCCAAAAGGATATTGACTCAGAGCTTACCAAGTATGCCGCATACAGCAACGACAGCATGGCCGGTGCGCGTCAAGCAGTAATGGCCACCGACATTAAAGCTTATCAAGCGGAAGCAAAGTCGATTGTCGATGATGCTAGAAAGATGTATAACGGCGAACCGCTCAAATATTCCGACTTTAGCAAGGATGTCAATGATCGTCTCAAGCTATACAACGCTACCATGCGGATTAATCGCTTAGAAATGCTCAAGAGTGAGATTGGTCAAGAGATGCTTGATGCACACATGAAAGTGAACGCTGATCTAATCTCAAAATTGAGCGATGATTATCAATTCGAGATCAAACGGCAAGCCGGAATACTTGGAGAGACAGTATCTAGGGGTGGGTACACTGATTTAGCCAAGCTGCTCTCCAAACGAGAGGGAGATTACACCTTCTCACAGCGCATCTGGATCAACCAAGACATTCTTAAGGCTGAACTGGATGAACTGCTGACATCCGCCACCATTCAAGGACAGAGCCCACTAAAGATTGCTCGCAAGCTACGCGGTCAAGTGGCAGAAACGGTGAACAATCACCGCTATGTGACAGAACGAATTGCACGTACTGAGTCAGCTCGGATTCAAACACAGGCGCAATTAGATAGCTTCAATAAGTTCGGCTATGACTATTGCAAATGGGTGGCTGAGCCAAGCGCGTGTGATGCGTGCAAGGAGATTTCAGAAGGTGGCAGAACTGGTAGAGGCATTTATCGCGTAGACGATGTGCCAGATATTCCAGTTCACCCCAACTGCCGATGTTCCATTGCGGCATATGCGCCAGATGATGATTAGGAGGAAACAATGAAGCTACCAGAAAAAGTATTGATTGATGATATCGAGTACAAGGTTGAGGAGGTCAGTCACAAAGAGCTTCAGCTAAGTAGCGAAGACTTAAAAGGCGAGTACTGGGGCGATACGCGTTATAAGCAAGCTAGTATCCGTATATGTGAAGGTATGGCTGAGGATGAGGCCAAAATCACTTTAGTACATGAGATTATCCACGCAATCCTGCAAGAGCGAGGGTTCGACCAGCAAAACAATGATGAGGCAATGGTTGACGGATTAGCACATGCGATTCGCATGTTGGCCAAGCAGAACTCAGAGCTGATCAAGGAGGTACTATCATGAAATCAGAAGGTTTGAAAACGCGTGAAAGCATTAAAAAGCGCCTGCTTGATTTGGCAGCAGAGGCTAATAGCATCAAAGATTATCAGCTAGGAGCGCTTATCCTGAATGCATATAACCGATGCGATGACAATGTGACTATCCAGAATGGCAATTTATATGTCAACGGCGAATTGATGATAATCGACAATGCGACACTTGCTAATCATTTGGCAATGTCCTCCACCGGTTACAATAAAGCACCATCTGGTAACGCGTCACATATAAGCACTCTTGAGCTAAGAGATGATGGCCCATATCTTAACGGCAAACGTATTAAAGGACTCATTGATATGAACATCGATTCAAAGGTCGGCGATCTTACCAAAGTTGTCATTAAGCTTGCTGCCAATGTGCATGGTATAGACGACATTGACAAAGGATATTCAATCTAGCCAAAATATGAAACTTATTTGTAAGCCGCAGCTAGCGGCTATTTTTATACCATCAAGTCCAAGCGTGATCGACTCTAAAAGCTCCGGTAAATTAAGACGCAAGCCTGATCCGTCTAAAAAGCTGTGGAAGGAGTTCTTAGCATGATTCCCAAGATTTTAATGCCTATGAATTTGCAATTTTTCGCTGAAGATAAACCTCAAGGCGATCCGAAAAATCCAGTCGATCCGCCTAAGCCAAAAGATGGTGATCCGGTAGATCCTCTTGAAGATAAGAAGCAAGGAGAACCGGCTGACCCTGATCCTGATGGTAAGCACGTCTACACCGATGAACAGGTCAATGAGATCGTCAAGAAACGCCTTGCTCGTGCCGAGAGGGAAAAGCAAGCTGCCGTTGACGAGGCCGCAAAGCTGGCCAAGATGAATGCCGACCAGAAGAAGGACTATGAGCTAGAAAAGGCTCAAAAAGAGCGAGACGAACTCAAGTCACAGCTTGCCACCTACGAAATGGGCAAACAGGCTCGATCGATGTTTGAGGAAGCCAAGCTGACAGTCACCGAGGACGATTTGCAGCACGTTGTAACGCCAGAGGCAGAATCTACTGAGGCGAATGTAAAGTGGCTCATTGCGCATGATCAGGCAGTGGCTGAAGGTGTTCGTCAAGAGTTGCTTAAGGGCAGCACACCCAAAACGCATGGTTCAAAGGTGGAGACTCCGGGCGCGGCATTTGCCAAACAACGGAATCAGCAGAGCCAAGTTGTTAACGACCCATGGAAACAAAAATAAGGAGGTACTTTTATGTACGCAGGTAAAAAGGTAACCGCATCCGAGATCAACTTCTTGGATAGCGAAAAATTCGTTTCATTCACTCACCAAGCTGATAGTTCGACCGCTGGTGTCGTAGATGGTGTATTGCCAGCAGGCTCTATCTATCCAAAGAACGATGCAACGGCAGTCGGTGTGACCATCAATGATGTTGACGTCAGCGAAGGTCCTCAGCCGGTAGGCGTCATCGTTGAAGGATATGTGAATGCAGCCCGCTTGCCAGTCAAGCCGTCAGCTGCTGCCATCACTGCGCTGAAAGAAATTAAATTCAGCCATGTTTCTGACTAAGGAGGATTAACTTATGCCAGCTATTTTAGACTTGTTTAATCAAAAGACGGTTCTTGATTACGTTCAAAACCGCCAGTATCCGCAATTACTTGGGGACACCTTGTTCCCATCAACCAAAATTAATCAATTGGATTTTGAATTTCTTCGTGGTGGGTCTAAGACGCCTATCGTGGCATCTATTTCTGCATTCGATACGGAAGCTGAGATTGGCAGTCGTGAAGCGAGCGTTCAGGCCGCTGAACTTGGCTACATCAAACGCAAGATGCAGATTAATGAAAAGGACCTTATCGCATTACGCAATCCGCGCACGCCGGCTGAACAGAGCTACCTGACCAGCCTTGTGTACAACGATTTGGATGTTTTGGTTCAAGGCGTTTATGCACGTGTTGAAAAGATGCGCATGGAGGCTTTGGCAACTGGGAAGATCACCATTAATGAGAACAATCTCAACTTCAATGTTGATTACCATGTCCCAGAAGAACACCAAGTTGCCGCAACTACTTCTTGGGATGCTGATGGCGCTGATCCGATTAAGGACTTGCAAGACTGGTTTGCACTACTCGACTACGTGCCAACACGTATCCTGACTTCTTCCAAGGTACAGACTGCCCTGATTCGGAGCAAGGCATTTGCTGACTACTTCAAGACAGCAGGCCTATTACCTAGTGTTGGCAGTCTCAATGCAGTTATGCAGTCGTTCGGCTTGCCAACCATTGTTACGTATGATGCCAAGTACCGCAAGCAGGGAGCTAACGGTATCTATACCGTTGAACGGTACTTCCCAGAAGACACATTGGTAGCATTTGGTGATGACCAGCTCGGGCAAACCGTTTATGGTCCTACCCCTGAAGAGTCCCGGCTGATCGCAACTCCGGGTGTTCAACAGGACATTGTTGGCAATGTGTTCGCCACCGTTTATGAGACAACGCAAGATCCAATCGCAACGTGGGAAAAGGCAGCAGCCACTGCACTTCCTAGCTTCCCAGAAGCTGAGAACGTCTTGCAAGCCAAAGTGCTCGTTCCTACCACAACCACCACAACCACGTCAAAATAACAGCCCCATCCGGGGTTAGCGCAACCCCAACTAGCGATGGGGCACTCATTACAGCTAAATAGCCAGTTAATGGTCGCCTAAGAAAACCACAGTACCGCGATCATGCGGGGCGGCTGAAAGGAGAACACTATGGGAGAAGATCGAAGTAAGGAACGACTGAACCTTTATAAGAAGGATGGAACAAAGATCGCTTCTGGTGATGTCGGGTCCATGTCTGTTTCCTTAACTGGGCTTGGAGCAGGAACAAAAGTTGCAAAGGGGGATTACCAAGTATCTTTTGCTGACGATAATCGCGAGTCTGACAAGACTGATGTTCCGGAATTTGCTGTGCCAACAACTACTACGACTACTGTCAAGCCAACTACCACCACAACTACTACGACTACTACAACGACAGTAGCGCCAACGACAACCACAACAACTACCGAAGCGCCTCCAACGACTACCACGACTACTACGGCAAAATCAGAGGGTTAGCCCATGAAACTAATCTTGTGCCAGCCCGCTATCAAGCGTTTTGAATGGGAGCTAGAAGTCTGCCTAACCAATTTGAGAAGTATCGGATTCGACTTGCGCGATGTTGTGCTACTGTTTACACGACACGATGATTTCATTCCGCAGCGGCTGACCGACAAATATGGCGTTGAGGTGCATACCTATAATGACTTACGGAGCGACCAGAGCTATATCCCATCGGTCAAGCCTTGGCTGTGGTGGCAATATTTGGCTGAAGATAAGTCTCGTGAAAACGAAGAATACTTCTACTTTGACAGTGATGTCATTTTCCGTAAGCGACCTGATTTTCGTAAGCTCAAAGCACGCCCAGATCGGTGGCTGTGCAGTGATACAAATGGATATTTAAATTTAAACTATATCAAGCGGTGCAAGAATGGTGAACAAATTCTTACTCGCATGGCTGATATTGTCGGAGTTACGTTAGCTTCGCTTGAGACAATCAACCACAACTCAGGTGGTGCTCAGTGGATCATCGGTCACCCAACCGCAGAATACTGGCACAAGGTATATGCAGATAGCAATCGTCTGTGGCACTACTTTCAAATAGTCGACAGCGATATTCAGAAATGGACCGCTGAAATGTGGGCGCAACTCTGGAATATGATGTATTTCAATATTGGGCCCGTCATCAGTGATGAGCTCGATTTTTGTTGGGCTACCGATCCAGTCAAGCGGTGGAAAGAAACCAAGATCATGCACAATGCTGGTGTTACCGGTGATATGCATGATCTTTTCTTTAAAGGCAAGTACACCGATCGAGTCCCGTTTGGTGATGACCTTAGCTTCGTTGATAAGTTGAAGTGCTCATACAAGTACGTTCAAGCAATAAAGGCGGTGAAGTGATGGCAGAAAGCGATCCAATAAAACTTGCGGATTTGAAGACGATGATGGAAATCAAAACTGACGCACAAGATGGTGTGCTTAATCTCATCATCAAAAATACCACACAAGCCTTACGATTTAAGCTCGGTTTGCGAACGGATGAGGCCTTCCCTAGTGAGTTGGCCTACATTGCCCTAGAAGTATGCGTCAGACGCTACAACAGGCGTAAGAACGAAGGAATGACGTCATACGAGCAAGAAGGACAGTCGTTCACGTTTAAGTCTAATGACTTCGATGATTTTGCTGACGACATCAATGACTGGAAAGAAGCCAACGGGAAGAATGCTAAGTCTCTTGGCACCGTCAGCTTCATTTCTGGCTATCCAAAGAGGTGATCATATGCGGTTAGATCATGAGGTTACATTCTGGCTTGATGATGAAGAATATGATCCGCAAACACATCAATACGGTGATGTGAAAAAGGTGGCAACTGCAGTTGCCAGTGTCACCGACATGGGAACAGACAAGAGCGTTCAGCTATTCGGAAACTACGCTCAAAAGGCAAAGATGATCCGATTAGTTGAGCCAGTCACCGTCAATTGGAGCTATTTAACGATTGACGATGAAGCGACTCATTATGCCCTCAATACTGACCGTGTCCCACTTCAAAACGCTACTTTGATTGTGGGTGAGACGAAATGAGCAAAGCTGGCATTAGCTATAACATGCAGATAAAAGGTATGGACAAACTGGTCGCTGGCCTGCTGAAGCGAGCGAAGATGGACGTTGTCAAGCAAATCGTCAAACAGCAGACAGCACAGTTGCAAACTCGTGCTCAGCAAATGACGGGCACCGTGTACGCTCATCCTACTGGTGCTACAAAGCGTGGCATCAAGTTAGCAATTACTGATTCGGGGCTGTCCGGTATCGTAGCGATGACGCAAGAATACAACCCATACACCGAAAATGGAACTCGATTCATGCGGGCACGTCCTGTATTGAAGCCTGCGTTCCTTTATCAAAAGATTCAGTTTATTAATCAGCTTAAACAAGCAGCAAAGTAGGTGATTCAAATCACATCACCAGAGCAAGAGCTATACGATTACTTCTATGCGTTTTCGCAATCGTCCGGGTACAAGACCTATGACCATCTGCCCATGCAGCAGGAGAACGCCCCATATCCATTCGTCATTGTTGGCGATATTCAAGTTGTTCCTACTGCAACAAAGACGTCACTAAATGGCAATGTGCTAATTACCATTGACATCTGGGGCGACAAAAAACAGCGTTTCACCGTATCTGATATGGCGGAGCGCTTTTTTCGTGCCGCGATTGGGCAAGTGCTAACTGATGATTACCGATTCTATGGACGTGTAGAAGACCATTCAAAAGAGTTTACACAAGACCAGAGTGTCCCTGACACGGTTCTCAACCGAGCCACGCTGATACTCAATCTCAATATTTTATAGGAGGCCATAACATGGCAAATGAATTAAAAGTGCTAGAAGGCATGGACGTTGTTGCCTTGGCTCGCAAACATAGCGATCAAGCAACGGTTAGCGGCCAAATTATCCCTTGGCAGACTTCGCTGTCATTTGACCCGTCTGTTGACAGTGATTCCACTGTTACCAAGGACGGCAATGTAGCAACTCGTAGTTCCGCAAGTACCGATCTTGAAGTCGAGTTCCTGAACAACACGTCTGCAATTGCAGACGTAATGTATGACTCACTGTTTGACGGCGAATTGCTAGACTTTTGGATTCTCTACCGCAAACGCAAGAACGCTGAAGGTAAGTATCTCGCATGGTATATGCAGGTAACGGTGCAAGAAGATAGCAACGACAATGATCCTGACGACCACTCTACTCGCGATGTCACATTTTCTGTTAACGGGACGCCTAAACGCGGATGGACAACTCTCGATGACGAAACTCAGGAACAGGTCGATTACGTATTCCTTGGGGTTGGCAAGGTCACTGAAACCGATGCTACCGGTGGTGGCACTGTTTGGGACAAGGCTGTTGATCCGGGTACTAATACCGCTGGCACTGAACCAGCTGGCGGAACTGGTACTGGAGCATAACAGCATAAGAGACTTGTCATCAGTCGCCTAAGAAAGTCATAGTACGGGTGAAACCCGGGCGGCTTTAAAAGAGAGGATTTTAAATCATGCAATTAACCATTAACGGTAAAGAATACGAGCTCAACTTTGGCGTCCGCTTTGTTCGCGAAATGGATAAGAATATGGGTGCCGTCATGCACGGCATTAACTTTGGCATGGGTGTTGCAAAGGCTCTAGCTGGTCTAAACGCATACGATGCTGCTGTTTTATCAGACACCATTTATTCAGCCACCGTGGCATCTAAGAAACGTCCGTCAGCCAGTGAAGTCGATGACTTTATTGACAGCAATTCAGACTTAGATTCGCTATTTAAGCAAGTTTCAGACGAAATGAACAGTGCTAACGCAGTAAAAGCAGTAGCAAAAAACATGAAGGCCTAGATGAGGACGAAAGCGTTCAAAAGAGTAGTGAAGAAACGTATCACGAAATTTTGTTAAACGCATTTGCCTATCTAGGCTTTTCTAATATTCGAGACATTGAACGTATGACACTTGTTGAGTATGAGCTGCGTATGGAAGCCTATCAGCTGAAGCAAGTCGACAGACAGAACGAAATTGCACAGCAAGCATGGATGAACCAGCAAGTGCAGGCAACCACCGGTAGCAAGAATCCTAAGCCTAAGTTCAAGACATTTGATGATTTCTTTGATAAGAAAGCGGCTATTGATAGCGTGCGATCAAATTATGAGCCCAATTATGAAGTATCACAGATGAGCAAAACCGAGCTCAAACAAAAGAGAGCACAAGTGTTCGCAAAACGGATGGCCGAATTTCAGCGTTTGAAGCGTGAAGGCAAAATCATTCCGTTATCTGAAAGAAAGGAGGGAGCACATGGCTGACAGTTTTAGTGTTGAAGCAATTTTATCTGCCGTTGACCGCAACTTTTCGGGGACTTTTAAGAATGTTGCGAGTTCTGCGTCAAAGATCGGCGATAGCTTTGAAAAGTCGACAAAGCCAGCGGGGAATTTTGTATCAACCGTGAGCAAAATTGCTGGAGCTATAGGTCTTGTCAAAGTGGTAGGGGCTATTGGCGATGGTGTGAGAAGCATGGTGGGAGAACTAGACGAATCAAGCAAAGCTTGGCAGACGTTTGAGAGTAATATGAAGTTTCTTGGTAAGACGCCTGCACAGATTTCCTCAATTGAAAAGTCGTTACAATCATATGCTCAGGAGACCATTTACAGTTCATCTGACATGGCTTCTGCCTATGCACAGTTTGCATCAGTAGGTGTAAAAGGAGTCGGTCGCCTTGTTAAAGGTATGGGTGGCCTAGCTGCTGCCACAGATAATCCCAAGCAAGCCATGAAGACATTGATGGAACAAGGCACACAAATGGCTGCTAAGCCAATGGTGCAGTGGGCTGATTTCCGTCTAATGCTTGAACAGACTCCAGCAGGCATGGCAGCCGTTGCTAAAGCAATGGGCATGAGCACCAAAGAACTGGTTCAGAATGTTCAAAACGGCAAAATAAGCACGCAGCAGTTCTTTGATGGTATCGAAAAGGCAGGCAACAGCAAGGCTTTCCAGAAGATGGCCACGAGTTACAAGACAGTCGGCGAGGCAATGGACGGCCTTCAGGAAACACTGGCAAACAAGCTTCAGCCTGCTTGGCAGGCAATATCTAAAGTCGCTGTCGGAGCTATTAGTGGAATCATTGATAAGATTGGCGCAATTAATTTTGATTCTGTTATATCATCAATCGGAAAATTCTTTTCTCCATTTTCGGCATTGGTCTTGAACATCAAGACACAACTAGGCAGCTTGGGGAAGGGCGACTCGATGTCTGGAATTATGTCGATTTTCCAGGAATTCGGTAGTTATCTTAAAACGGTTTGGTCGTTAGTAGGCAGCATTGCCAATGTAGCGTTCGTTAACTTGGTCAATGTTGTTAATAACGTTGGGAGCGCGTTTGAAAAGGTTTTTAGTGGGAACGATATTTCTAAATATTTTGACACCGCTAAAGAAATAATCACCGATTTTGGTATTGCAGCTATGGAAGCACTAACGGCAGTTGGAGACTTTATTTCAAATCTTCCGTGGGAGGGTATCTTTAACGGAATAAAGGGCGCTCTAAGCGGAGTGGTGGCTGTTTTGAAGCCAATTGCAGCAGTTGTTAAAGCAGCATTTGCTAACGATATCGTTAAATCATTTGCTGCGGCGATCCTTGGAGCTGTCGGGGCCTTCAAAGTAATTGGATTAGCCATCGGCGGATTTTCAAGCGTTCTCGGTGTTTTTTCCAAAATGATTGGCCCTATTAGAGGCGTTGTATCCGTTATCACTAACTTCGGGACTATCGTAAAAACGGCTGGTGGTGTATGGAAAGCGTTTGGATTGATCTTAGGCATGAATCCGTGGGTACTTTTGATTGCTGGGATTGCAGCAGTGGTTGCTGGTCTAGTGTACTTTTTTACTCAAACCAAGACTGGCCAAAAACTATGGTCGGGATTTGTTTCGTGGTTACAAGGAGCTTGGCAAGGACTTGTACGAGTTGCGCAAACTGTTTGGAATGCTATATCGGGTGCGTTTACATCTGCAATTAGCGGCATTCAGACAGCTTGGAGCGGCATTACAGGTTTCTTCAGAAATCTATGGACTGGGATTACGACCACGGCATCAGCTACTTGGACAGCATTCACAACCACACTCTCAGTTATCTGGCAAGGTGCTGTTACCGCAGCAACGGCAGTTTGGAACGCGCTATCCACATTCTTCACGACTCTGTGGAATGGAATAGTTGCAGTAGCCACCGCTGTATGGTCAACCTTTGGTGGTTCCCTGACGACAATTTGGAATGGGATTGTCCAAGTTGCTACCGGTGTTTGGAACATGCTTAAAGCAGTTATTATGGGTCCCATTCTTATTGTCATTGATTTGCTTACTGGAAATTGGACACAGTTAAGTGCTGATCTTCAGCTTATCTGGAACAGCATTGTTTCCGCCGCTGGTCAGATCTGGAATGGCCTTGTTACGTATTTCTCCGGTATTTGGAGCCTTATTCAAACTTATGCAATGACTGTTTGGAATACTTTGGTTTCAACTTTAGAGGGGCTTTGGAATGGCGCAGTATCTGCCGCTTCCGCTATTTGGAGTGCGCTTTCGTCATTTTTCAGCGGATTGTGGAGTGGTATTGTGTCTACCACCGAAGGCGTATGGAACAGTGTTGTTTCATTCTTATCAGGACTATGGAGCGGAACAGTCAGCACAGCCGAGGGAATTTGGAACGCACTTCCCGGGTTCTTTTCCGGATTGTGGAATAGTATTACATCATTCTTTTCATCAGCTTGGAACAATATAAAGTCTATTGTGATTGGAGCTGCTACGAGTATTTTTAATGGTGCTAAGGCTGTATGGTCTGGTTTTACTGGCATGGTAAGTGGAATAGTTAATGGCATCAAAGGAGCATTCAATGCACTTCGTAATTTTAGCCTTGCTGACGCTGGCCGCGCCATCATGGATAGCTTCTTCAATGGCCTCAAAGCAGTTTGGGGGAAGATCACGGATTTTGTTGGCGGAATTGCTTCTTGGATTCGCAAGCATAAAGGCCCAATCAGTTACGATGCCAAGCTGCTCATACCTGCTGGTAACGCCATCATGAACGGCTTAAATGCAGGGCTTACTGACAAGTTCTCAAATGTCCAAAAGAACGTTTCGAGCATGGCACAAGCTATTGCTGACAGTGCTGCTGTTACGATGCCGGAAGTGAATACTTCTCCCTTTGATACATCATTGCAGTCGCTTAATAACAGTGTACAAGGTGCAACCTTGTCTTCAAATCTTGATGTCAACTACACTCGCAAGCAAACGATTGAGGTTCCTCTGTACATTGACGGCCGAGAGGTTGCTCGTGCAACCGCAAACCCAATGCAAACAGAGCTCAGTCGCATGACACGAATGAGCAATCGACGAAAGGGGCTATTTTAATTTTGTATGATTTCAGAGAAACAACGCCCTTCACGGGTTCTGATGATAATCAGCGCCCAGCAGAGGCGATGCTAATAGATGGCCATTACATTGAAGACTTGATTCCGGGTTATAGCACGCTACAAGTCAGTGGCCGAGAACTACTAAGCCAGTCAATCGAAAAACAAACGATTGGCAAGTCAGATGGTGAGTTTATCCAGTATGTTCGGAACCCTTCTCGTGAGATTGTTGTTGGCTACAGGCTTGCAGCAGCGGACAATCTTTCGTTCCGACAGGCATTCTATAAGCTCAATGACATACTTCACGGTGAGAACCATCAGGTTTCTTTCAACGATGACCCATCAAAATATTGGATTGCTACTTTTTCTGATATTGACGATGTTCCTAAAGGCCGGAATGCGATCACTTCTTCGTTCACGCTATTTGTTCCCGATGGCATTGCGCACTCGGTAGCCACACAGACGGCTGACAACATGCCATACAAGAATTATCCAGCAAATCAGCTACACAATACTGGATTTGGTTGGAAAAATAGCAACGATTGGAATCCTAGCATATGGACTCCTGATGGCACCATAACAAATCAATACGGCATTATCACATCCGCCAATACGAGCAAGTCTGTTATTCAGCACACTGTTAGTCAAAGCGAATCAAGCTGGATTACATCAGAAATGACAGTCACTATATCAGTTTATGTTCAAGGACAAGGCAGCATTTCTTCAGGATATTTTAATGGCTCTGATTGGGAAGAAGATAGTCAAGCCCAACAAGTTGATTCTGATGATTATGTCCAATTAAGCTTCATAAGGGTTATCAACGCTGTTCATCTTGATGACGGCAGTCCAATATTTTCTATAAATGCTTTTTGCCCGAGCTCGACGATTCAAATAAAGCTTCTTAAGGTTGAATTAGGATCAACTGTGTCTCCATGGTCACCTAACCCAGCGGATCCTGAATACTATTCCGACACCATCACAGTACACAATGGCGGAACTTATCCTGTTGAGCCAGTTATTACGACAACTATGCATGCGGATAACGGCTTGATTGCTTTAATCAATAGCCAAGGTGGTGTTTTACAGTTTGGCAATCCAGAAGAAGCCGATGGTGTTGAACGGCAGCGATCAGAGGTTGCTCGATATGAAGGCTTTGATAAAGAGCCAGCTGGTGCGGCTTATAACACTGGCCAAACTAACAGCCATTACTACTATATCGCGGCTCAAAAGAATGTCATGGAAGGCTCGGTTAAGTATGCCGATGACGATGGTTCCGCAGTTGAGCCAGTCTTCTTGCCAACCAATTCATACTATTGGGAAGGGCCTTCCCTGCATCTTAAGACAACAAATGCATCTAATGGCAGCAATACAGGGAGCTTCATAGCCAAATGGCGCTACAAGTTCAATTCCAACGTGAGTGCCTTAGGTGCCATTGAGATGACACTCGATAATGATACGGGCGTGGCCTATCAGGTGATTATCAGGTCAAACTATGCTGGTAAAGATGATGTTGATGTCCAAGTGTTTGCTGGCTCAACGTTGGTTTTCCAGCAGACTCTTAACCGAAGTGTTTTCAGCAACGGACGCTATTATGAGGCTAAGTTGACCAAGCTTGGTAATACGCTCAATCTGCAACTTGCTGGTATTGTTCAAGGCGGTATTAAACCGTCTGAAGTGGTTACCAGAAATCCACCGCTGATAATGCCGCCAATCATGTTGACATCAGATCAAGCATCGCTTCCAATCACGGGAGCGACGCTTTGGTTTCAGCGATTTGAAAACTATCCATATCCCGATATGGGCGTTTATGACATGGATATTGAATGGCTTAACGTTGATTATTGGGCTGATCTTAGTAATCGCTTTAGTGCTGGAGACGTTGCAACGATTGATGTTGCTAACCGTCAGATACTGGTTAATGGCGTGATTAATGCCGACCTTCAACTCATCGATAATGACTGGAAAAAATTCAGGTTGCTTCCGGGTGACACACAAATTTTGGCCCAACGTTCTTCTTGGGCACAGCCATATGAATTAGAAGTAGCATTCAGGGAGGCGTTCTTGTAATGGCTGATTTTTATTTTACCGACAGAAAATACAACCAGCTTGGCATTGCGTCAACTGATGAACTTGCGTCTAGTTCAGTGATTGCTATTGATGATATTGGTGGTCAAGAAGGTGACTATCAGTCAGTTGATGGCGGCTACCGCTCCTATAGCGCAACACTGCATTTTTCTCCAGATCAGTCGGCTCAGGTCAAAGAAATGGCTAAGGTAGGTAATTTTGTTTTGTTCAAGGGCCGTGCTGGTGAATCAGTTTGGACAACCATTCTGAGTTCCGAGCATGATCCACTAGCAGGTACAAATACGTTTGTGGCAGAGGACGCCAGCATTGATCTAATTAATGGCACCGTTGGTGCTTATGCGGCCTCAAGCGCAATGACAATCGCTCAGTATATTGAACTTTTTGCTGGCAATTCTGGATTTGTGGTTGGATACAACGAGATTCCGGATCTAACGCGGACTTTGAAGTGGGATTCAGACGATTCATCTATTCTTACCAGAATTCTGTCAGTTGCCACGCAGTTCGGTGTAGAGCTAAGCTTCCGGTTTGAAGTCAGAGGCTTGTCCGTCATCGGAAAGTATATTGATATTAGGAAACACATCGGCGGTAACAAGGGCATTTATCTGCGTGTAGACACTGACCTTAATAAGATTGTTACGACTAGTGATATTGCTGACTTGTGTACTGCTATTGCTGGTACCGGAGGTACACCGGAGGGTAGTAACGATCCTATCACACTCAAGGGCTACCGCTGGACCGATCCCAACGGCCGTTACGTATTAGGCGGTGATGGCGTATTAAGAGACCCAGTAGCGCTTAGAACTTGGAGCCGCTTGCTATCTAACACTAATACCAATCCTGTTGACGCTCATATCACTCGCAACAAGACCTACGAAGCTACTACTCAAGCAACGCTTCTACAATCGGTTCTATCTGACTTGGAGAAGTTCAATCATCCAGCAGTCAATTACGAGGTCGACATTGCCAAGCTGCCTGATACTGTCAATATAGGCGACACTGTTTATCTGGTTGATGAAGATGAACAGCTTTTTCTTTCTGCAAGAGTCCTAGAGCTTACCTATTCATACTCAAATGAATCAGGGACGGCAACGCTTGGAGATTATTTGATTCAAGCTAGTCAAGTAAGTGCCGAATATCGTGCTCTTGCTGAAACGCTGGCAAAACAGAATAAGGGACAAGATGGGAAAGACGGTATTGGCATACAATCGTCGATTGTGACTTATCAGGCTGGATCGTCTGGGGTGTCTGCTCCAACAGGAACATGGTCTGATGCCGTACCGAATGTTGCAGCTAATCAATATCTGTGGTCACGAACGATCATCACCATGACTGATGGATCAACCAGTACAACTTACAGCGTTGGCAAAATGGGAGCCAATGGCGCTGATGGCATTGGACTTAAATCATCAGCAGTCACGTACCAGATTGGCACTAACGGTACCACTGCACCATCTGGTACGTGGAGTTCAACCATCCCGCCCGCATCACAAGGGACTTATTTGTGGTCGCGAACAGTAACGTTGTACACAGATGGGACACAGAACACGTCTTACAGCGTGGCCTATCAAGGCACTAATGGGGCCAAAGGCGATACTGGACCGCAAGGTCCTCCGGGCAGCCAAAATGTGCCAATGACTTATGTGCAAACGGCAGCGCCTACTGGAACAATTGTAACGAATTCGTTGTGGTGGGTTGGTGCCACAATGAGCTCTGTAACTGCTTTAAAACGTTGGAATGGATCTTCATGGATTCCCGAATCAATCGCTCAGGCGGTTCTGAATATCATTGAATTAAATGCCGTGACAATTAATAGCGCGATCATCAATTCTCCTAAGATTAATGTTCCTTTTTCACACGCGATTATTAATGAATCAGGCATATTATCATCTGGTAATTTGACCCTTAATGGCACTTCATACTCTATTGACGGAAGCATTGAAGATGACAATGGCAAAGCAAACGGCCAAAAATATCATACTGAATTAAACCCGGATGGCATGTCGTCATACATTACGCAAACTGATGGAACAACCCGACTGCACACTAGCAGGATCTCGATGGGTGTTTTAGAGCTTTCAGATTTAATTAGTGGCTTGGGTAATAACGCTACTTACAACACAAGCAGCCTTGATGCAGAAAAAATTTATCAACTGAATAACGTCTCAAATACTTTGTGGCAAGGGGTTTCGCTTCTTGGCTGGTCTGGCAATGCTCAGTCTATAACCCCTTCAAAGAAGATTACGGATTGTCTGAATGGCTGGAAACTAGTCTGGGGTGAATACTCCAACGGAACGTTTTCTGGTACAGGAATCCGCGAAACGGAGATCTCAAAAACGAGTGTGCTTAAGTACCCAGGCGCTGGACGAATTCTAAGCATCATGAACTATGGCAATGCCAATTGTTCGAAGTATGTATATGCTTATGCTGATCATATTGATGGAAACACAAAGAATTCAGATGGTGCCGCAGGTGGCGTTGTGTTAGTTGGCGTTTATGAATATTAGGAGTAGTAGATATGAAAGTAAGACTTGATACACAAGCCGACGGCTTCATTTATGCATGGGGGACCGACTACACAAGCGATAATGTGGTTGATATAGACGAGAATGAACTCAAAAAGATTGTCGCAGGTGCTTCTAAGCTCGTTGACGGTAAAATTGTTGTCGATCAACAGCGGGTTACTGATCTTTATCCGACTGATGCAATGCCAACACCGTCACCAGAACAGCAGATGATTGCTGCACTTACTCTTGAAGTAGCACAGCTAAAGGCGGCGAAATCAAGTGACTAATTATGATCAGTGTGCACTACTTTACAGTTGGGGAATTGATTTAGCACCTTATGTACCGGTAATGATCACCCCAGATCAATACAAGCAAATTACAGGCAGTAACTATGTCGCCAGCAAAAGCTAGCGGCTATTTTTATGGAAGGAAGTGATGACAATGCTAAATAAAATCAGAGATCACCCGACACACGCAGCACTCGCCATTGGCATGGTTGCCATTGGCTTGTTTCTGATCATCAATGACCATTATTTCATCTGGCCCCCACATTACTCTGACTGGTTAAACGATGACATTGTGGGGTTTTTGTTTGTAATTGATGGGCTCGGGATTGGGGGTTGGGTGTTATGGGAAACACAGTTAGCGGTGACCAATCGTCTGTTGCTTACTACTACCAGCTTTTTAATGTCGTTCTTGACAATACTGCAATTCCTGACCTCAATCTCAACTGGAATCTACTCAAGTTGGATCAGCAATGCGATCATAACAGCCTTCGTGCTGATTCTGGCACGAAGGAGTGATAGCCGTGACAGCAACGATAACTAAAATTATTGTCGATTCTACTCCATACATTGCAACCATCGTTCCAACGCTTATTGCTTATCTGACCTACCGCGAGGGTAAACGGAAGAACAGGCATGATGAGCTTGAGGACATGAACGACAGATTACGCGCAGATAATGATCGATTGAGACGTGAGAATGAGCGTCTCAGGAAGGAAAACAAATCATGAATAATTTGACAGAACTTTTGGTATCACTTGCAGTAGCAGCAATCCCGATCATTGGGGCTTGGATCTCAAAACAGTTGCTGGCTAACAAGCAGGCATTGGCCTTGGTAAAGGTATTAGGCCCATTGGCAAATGCTGCGGTAACAGCGGCAGAACAGCTCGGTGTGACACAGGCGATTGACGGTGCGGTTAAGAAATCGACTGCCATTCAAGCTGTGAAAGACGGCTTAAAATCACTTGGTTTCACCAGCACAGACGAGCAGACGATTGCCAACGCAGTTGAGAAAGCCTATGCGGATTTGAAGGATAGCCTAGCAGAAACCTATCCACAAAAGACAGTTGATCAGGAAGCATCTAATCAAGACAAAGTAGCTGCCGCAGCTCAAGCAGCCGCAGATGCAGTTAAGGCTCAACTGGCACCATCATCTGTTGCTCCACAGCAATAAGGAGGGCACCATGAAATTAAAAACTAAACTAATCACCTTGGTAGTCGCCTTCTTGGCGGCTATTTCTTTTGCCCTGCCATCGCAGGTAAATGCGGCAAAGGGAGATATCGGTGTGGACTGGGCAGTTTATCAGGGAGCCAGCGGGAAATATGGCACGAATAACAAGTTCGCGATCATTCAGGCTGGCGGTACACAAGGCGGTACGCTGTATGATCAATGGACGTATGCAAGCCAAGTCAAGGCAGCACAGGCGAATGGGCTCAAAGCCCATACTTATCTGTGGTACGGGGTCGGTGGCAGTGCTGATATTGGTCGACAGGCACTTGACTACTTCCTTCCCAAGATTCTAACGCCGAAAGGTTCTATTGTTGCTCTTGATTATGAGGACGGTGCCTCATCAAGTATGGCTGCCAATACCGATGCCATTCTATATGGTATGCGGCGCATTGCGCAGGCGGGATATACGCCAATGTATTACAGCTACAAGCCGTATACACTGGCACACGTTGACTATCAGCGCATTCTAGCGGAGTTTCCCAATTCACTGTGGATCGCGGCCTATCCGGACTATCAGATTCGGGCATTGCCAGATTATGGTGTATTCCCGTCAATGCCCGGCATTGCGCTCTACCAATTTACTTCTATGCATGCGGCAGGCGGTCTTGATGGCAACGTTGACTTGCTTGGCGTAACCGATAATGGCTACAGTCAACAACCTGTCGCGCCATCACAGCCCGCAACACCATCGCAACCGTCTACTTCAACAGCAGCCAGTGATACCGACTATGCGCAAACTGGTGTTTTCAAGCCGTCCACAACTGTTAACATCCGCACTGGTGCTGGTACAGGATACACAGCAGTTGGCAGCTATGTGCCGGGTGAGATCCTTGTGTATGATCATGTGTATATCCGTGGCACATATGTTTGGGCACGTTATCTCAGCTACTCAGGCAGGTATCATTATGTTGCCTTGGGCGTGAATGGTGGGGAGAGCTATGGCTCGCGTTCGTCTGGATACACCTCACCGGTAAGCCACACGTATTATACGGTCCGCTCTGGTGACAGCTTCTGGAGCATTGCCAGCAAGTACGGCATTAGCATGTACACGCTGGCTGCTAACAATGGCAAGTCAATCTACAGCGTCATTCATCCAGGAGAAAGTCTGTATATCAGGTAA